TACGGCAATGTCAGACTCGTACGGATACAACAAAACCGTCAGCGATTGACCTTGAGTAGCCTCGAATTCAACAATCGTGTTCGCCATCGCGGCCACTCCGGGTGATTAACTGACAAACAGATCGATCACTACTTCATCAGCAACATGAAGGCGCCGCGTCCTTTATTTGACGACGGTTCGGCACTTTCCCAGAATATGCCATCACAGACAAGGCTGATTAGCAACGCTCGGTTCGGTGGCATTACTATCTCCTGACAAGTTTGGAAAAGGATCGCGACCCGCCATCGATTGTTGCTGACAATATAGTCAGGTACGCCTCGCTGGCGTCAGTCACGTTTGTGGGTTCGTCGTATTTATAAGAACCCGTCGAACCAATCTGGGTCATGGCAGTCGAACCTACTAAGTCAGTTCCATCAGCACGCTTCACGACCTGGATCGTTGGCGATGTGATACCCGCCAAAACTCGCTGGCCGTTCTTGACCCAGGTTACCGTGTACTCATCGACAGGGCTGTCGAACGTGTACTCAATCAAGGCGTGATAAACGTCCTGGCTTGAGGCAAGAACAGCACCATCTGTGCCAGTGATGAGGTCAAGGTCATCCTGAGCAGTTGTCAACGCAGTGCTGGTCGCCAATCCGTCCTGTATAGCGATAACCGCTGTAGCATTAAGGTCGCCAATAAGATCGACTTGAACACCCGCCACAGTTGCTGGCCCAATATCATAAAGGTAGGCTGTGACGTCCACGTCTGTGTCAGCACCGTTTGGGCTGGTCACATAGATGACTACAGCAGCGTTTGCCGGAACAGGGAACTCTTCAGTGACAATCGTTGATCTGATTTGAGTTCCAAGAGTCCGAGTCTCTCCGCCGCCGTTAATAGTATTTTCACCAACGGTAACACGTACGGTAAAGTCGCCACCAGTGCCATCAAGGTCTTTTACGCCATCCCCGAAATAGATTATACCCTGGCATAGAATAGCGTTACTGACGTCTGGGGTGTCGGTCAGGACAGCAACCTCTGCCGTAAGATTTCTATCTGCGTTTTCTGTGTCGAGCTGAGTAATTGCTGCCATATGATTATTGCCTCGTTGTTAGTTTTGTGTCGCTCTGTGACACTATTTGATTATGCCTTTTGAGACGCCTGAAGATACTGTTGAGCTGAACGACTTCACGTTAACTGACACAACCTCAGTAGTGACCTCTAATTTTGGTGTATTCGTTGGACCATCTTCCGAGTAGGAAAAACGATGATATGTCGTACTATTTGACCAAGCTGGAGCAGAACCTCCAACGTCATACTCATCCATGATCCAAACATACCGAGACAGGCCACTCATGTTGACGGATGCTCTACCAGCAGCGTTGAACGTAACACTACTCCTGACACGTGGTGAGCCACTATGATAGGCTACTGGAGAATCACTTAGCCTTGTCGTCTCCAGAGTCAAGTAGTCAGACGTTGCCAGGCTAGTAGTTCCAGACGAGGTGGATTTTACCACATTGAAGGACGGTGAGATCGCAAGTCCATCGGAACCCACGAATCCAGAACAATCATATGACGTGGATGCGGCTGTCACGGTGTCTGTGAGAGACGAGGTGTCGAAATAAACGTGACTCCTATTCAGCCTATTCCATAGACTGGTCGTGCTGAAAGCGGCCACCCATACTAAGTTAGAAAACGTTGCGGTGTCATCGACGGACGTGCCCGACGCTGCCAAGAGACCAGCCCAAGATAGAGCAGCGTTAGCACACTCTACATAACCATCGCAAGAATTTGTTTCCGGATTAGCATCAGGCGTAATTGTAGCATCTGTGAACAGTGCCGAACCATTATTCAAAGCCTCTTGAATGTCAGCCCTCAAAACATACTTGGTGGCGAGTGCAGTCTCTAAGTTAGGCTTGACAACAAAGTTGACTCTCACATTCTTCTCAACCTTGCTCCCATCCGGCATGTAATACCAACACTTTGGAGTTCTGATCACAGCACCGCGATGTGGAGAGTCGCCCAATGCGATAAACGCAGAAGCCCCATTCAAATCTGCACTGTCGCTGGCATTGCCCGCCCACGGTCTTTGACCGTGACCTTTCCCTGCACGCATTTTTGCTAGTGGGGACGTCACTTCAAACTGATAGGTAACGTATTGACTGTTGCCCGCTGGCATCGAATGAATTTCAACGATCTTCTCAATTCGTGCCGCCCTACCATGTCTGACGCCCATTCGTAGATTGGCGGTTGGCCAAGCATTTGGGTAGACCATCTCATAGCCGTTGTCGTCAATGTGGCCTGTTGGATTGCTGTCTGATAGCACCCTGACTGACATAGTTAGTGCGTCATCAGGATTGTGTTCGTTGCCTTCGTCGATCTTCCGTTTCATGGAAAACTTGTGGCCGAAGCTGGCCGTCATGTCTCCTTGGGCTGTCAGTGGGAATTGAACGTTGCCCGGAAATCCAGTGACGGTACGATCATTGGCAATAGCCGTATTGATAGGCTGCCAAACTCCAGAGTTCAGGTAGTTGCGCCATCCCACCCCAATGGAGTGCTGATGTTTGCCGGGAGAGATTAACTCTCGATCGTGATTCCAGGTGAATGCTGCCATGCGACTGCCTTTATAGGAAACGTCAGCGATAACCGCATCGTAACCGTTCCGCTTTCAGCAGGAAACATCAAATCTTCGGCCTCGATTCTTCCACTCTCTTCAGTAGCTCAGCCTCGAGATTCGTCAAAACCTCGCTAAAGAAGTCGTGTGGCCAGGCGTCCATTGACAACACATACTTTCGTTTCAGCTTCTTTTCAGTCATGTCCATTGTGACGATGAGCGCCAGATACGGCTCTCCACCTTCAATCCTGCCCAACGCACCAGTCATCTCTTCCGGTAGCTTTCCCATTCTCGCCCCCTTAGTACTTGATTTCCGAGTAGAACCCAGCAATATCCTCGCCAGCCCACGAAGTCAGTGTTCTGAATTCGGGATCAGTTATCCAACCCCTGCCGGGCCGATGCCCTGATCCGAGCCCACCTTTGCCTGGCATTCCCTTGATCCCAACGACATGCTCTGATTCCGGCTTCAGGAACGGATGCTGATGCAATAACGCATGCCGCCACAAATGCATATCGAGAAACTTCCGATACTTCCTGCGATGGAACGTTTCCTTGAAGTACGGGATGAACGCATCCTTAGCGACCGCCGTCTGGCACAACGAAGCGTGCCCCCTGTTCCTCATGAACTTGTAGTGCCGATGGTGAACATTGTAGTACTTGGCGTTCCCCTCGCCCACGCAATCAGCACCAGCATTGATCGCGTTTACGACCCAACTCAGCCAGCCGGGGGCGTAGTAATCATCGTCCTCAATGAACACGATAATGTCATTCTTGCACCGGAACACGGCAGATTCAGCATTGCCATAGAATGAATGAATCGGATTCTCGCTATGCGGCCTGCGATCGATGTCGACGGCCCAGCCAGGTCGGACTTCACTCAGTTGCATTTGTTCCGTACCATCATCCGAAAACACCCACTGGACATCCCCTTGGAAGTCCTGCTCTCGCATCCACTTCTGACACAGAGCCAAAGCGACCGGCCTGTCAGAAGTCATTGTCACTAATGATACGGAATCCATTCCGAGGAACCTTACGTGGCAAGATCTGCGATTGACATTAGAGAAACCGGGTTTCAGAAGACGGCGATAATTCTATACGGCAGACCAAGGACAGGGAAGACCTCGCTTGCGTCTGCGCTGAACCTTTTAATCACCAAATCAACAGTCACTATTGATAACTGCAAGACATTCAGAGTAGTGTCTCTGGACAATACAATGATTCAGATTGACGAGTGGGCGAAATCGGAATCCTGCCTGAATGTTAGAAGGTCATGGAAGAAGAACTGCAACAGAATCGGAGACGCCTACAAGATGCTAATCAGGAATAATGCAGAATTCATTTGCGACCTTAAGTCCCATGGCCACTTCAATATGACTGAGAAGATTGTAATTGTTGACGGGGCAATTTTAACTAACCGGAGATTTCGCGACGCCTACATCAAAGAATTAAAGTCGAGCGGATTTCGCGTATGGGTCGCTGGTCGAGCTTGTTAACGAATCGCGTGATAAACAAACCTGTCTACTCTGTCACCTTTCTGGTTAACACTCTTCCCAATGAAGTCGTACGAAGAGAACGAGAAGTTCAGGGCCGCTTCCACAGCCGCTACTGTTGGGTGCCATGCCGTGTCACCAACAGGCCGCTTAATCCTCTTCCATTCGCACTCGTCGCCTGGGGCTATCCCGCATTCCAGCACGAACAGCCCGCCAGGCCTTGTCGAGATCGACGCCGCGTGAATCAGAGGATGCTTTCCATCTTCGCCGACAACAGACGCATCGCAGTAATGCATGCATGAACTGGCGAGCACTGTGTCAAATATCCCGCAGGCAGGCTTATCGAACAGCGACTTCCAGTCCATTGCCCGGAAGTAAGCGGCGCCCTGCAGGTTCTGCCCGCACCTCTTGCGTGCCAGCTTTATCACTGGGATAGAAGAATCGATCCCCACGACAATGTCCGCACCGGCAGACTTTGCCTTGTGGCACATGAAGCCTTCATTGCAGCCGATATCAAGGAATGAGCCAGTTAGTTTGGGAATGCCAAACCTTGCCCATTTCCCTTCTGAATCAGAAGAGCTTCTGTCGTAGAACGATTGGTATTTTCTCATGTGCAATTACCATTTACCAAAGAAGCCATGGCGTCAAAATGATTAGTGCAAGACTCAATTTCCTTAGCCTGCACAGCGTCGAGCGTTTCTCTCGTAATGTTTCCGACTGCGTATTTCACGGGGTCGCTTCCGGAATACATAACCTGCGGGATTCCTGCTCTTGAAAAGTACGATCGGAGCTTTTCGGTCTGTTCGTCATCACCACAATCGATACAGCAGAACGGAACCCTGTTGCTCAACGCAAATATAGCCATATGCAGTGACCTGGTAACAACTGCCCTTGCTCCAGATATGACCCCGGAAACAACATAAGGAGAACTGGAAACTGGAACAACAGGCATCTTCCCGCCAACTGGCCTGTTTATCCAGCCCTGAGTTTCCATGCGTATTCCGTCACGAATCTCATACTGAAGCAGCGTGTGATCAGAATGCACAACAACATAAGAGCCGATGCGCTGCCGGATCCATTCGAATCCGTGCAGGCTGACGACATCGTTGACATGCATCGATTGAGAAAGCGACGCGACGCACGGAACAGAATGAACCTCTTGCCGTGAGCTTCTCTCGAGGAATTCGCATGATCCGCTATCCCTGGCTGACAGGTATCGGTACTCAGACAAATAAGACATATCACAATCCGGCTTGTCCCTCAGCCTCACCCCGACAGAACTCATCAGGTGCTTTCCTGGCGGGCGGAAAACATTCAAAGTCGACCTGCCGGGATTCCCTGAAGACGACTTTCCAATCGCGACATGGTTCGCCCCAGTAATAACGTGGCCACCGCCAATTACCGCAACCTCGCCGTCGCTAACTTTAGTTAGGGGATCTTCTAGGCAAGTTATTCCCCTCAAGGCGAATTGCCGGGAAGTTTCGCTGGCAATGGTAATGTCGCCTATTGAAAACAGATACGGAGAGGCTGTCAGTAACCTTAGCATCATAGTCGATAAAGCCCACTTACGTTCGGGCTCCCTTTCCACTTCTCAGTTACCAGCGAAACAGCTTCCCGGTAATCCATCCTCGGGAATGCATCAATATGACTGGCTGGAGTACAGTTGATAACCTCGAAGTCGCACTGCTTAAACACTGGTTTCAAGTCGTGAAAGAATCCATTGAGCAGCGTATAGGTGTTGTTGTTCGTTGACGCCGCTCGCTTATCCTTAGGCTCTTTGAAGGCGTAGCTGTTACCTTCCTGCATGTTGAAGTCAGCACCGACAAGGAACACGTTACGCGAGCCAAGCCAGTACAGCATCCGCATCGCGATCAGCATTACGTTTCTCGTGCTTCGTGTCGCCACGGGATTCTCACCACGACGCAGGTCGCCGCCCCAGGTCGGCTTCTCGCGTATCATGTAATCGTTGATGTCGAGACCGTACGAGTTCTCATAGAACCACGTATTCGGACAATCTCTACATGCTTTCCCCGTGACTTGCCAGCCCTCTTTCGTGTCTACTGCCAGCTTCCCCTTGCTTAACGACCTCCGGGTGAACTTCATGATGCCTGGGTCGTCCCAGATTGACGTGTGGAACTTCCGTGGCGGGTCAACGAAGAATGCGTACCGTGGCCTGATATGCGTCGCCGCAACCTGATTCACTGACGCCGTTACAATCCCTCGTTGATTGAATATCTCAAGGTCCATACTGTTCAGTGAAGGTCCGCCGCAGAACAGGAACACTGGAGCGCCACGCAGGTGATGCTGCATGCAGTCGCCAGACTCTCCGTACCAGTTCACCAGAAACTTCTGCACTCGAGGCCCGGCGACGAATTCACGATCAAGCTTCGGCTCAAGGTTAAGGCTTGGCCATCGACCGACAGGGCAGTCTTCCGATTCCCAACCCGACTTCTTCGACAGGAAGCATCCACACTTCTTGTGGCTACAGATCATCTTCGCCTTGTCGCAATAGCTACAATTACGACAGGCCAGAAGCCGCTTCTCCTTGTCGGCATCACTAAGGATCGTCGGGTTGTTAACGTGCTTCACCACAGCCTTGGTAAGGTTGGCAGCCTTCTTGAGGATACCAGGCCCCTTGGGTTGATCGGGAAGAAACTTGCCGAAGTCGGACGCTGGCCTGCCTGAACCTGCAATCCATATGTCGCGATAAGACTGTTCTTTCTCTTTGCTTAGGCCAGATTTTCCATCCCATATCTCCAGTAGCCTGCCGTGTATCTGTTTCCCTATCAGCGTACACAAGTCATGTTCGCAACTCATTCAGAAATGCTCCACTAATTCGTTACAGTCCAATCATAAGCGATCCCGCCGCCGTCATCTTCGTAAACGCAGGCGCAACCCTCTGATTCCCAACTAGGGGTGCCAGCTGCATTGTCTCCAGTCACTTCTAGTGGATCACACGAAACGCTATTCGTGGACACCACGTTAATAGTGTTGCACTTATCTGTGGTATGCCACATGTCGAAAATGGTGCCAGAACATCTTAAGACCCATATCATGCAACTATCTTGACCGACCCAGAATGCTGTGCCAGTTACTCCAACGCAATCGTCTTCATAATCTGGGTCATAATTCAAAGTAATATCAGCCGACATCGGGCACCCGGTACCGCTTTGCAGTTGACGCCAATCAATATGAAGATTGAGAGTTGTAGGAATCCCTTCAGTACAGGCACCACAAGATATCAAGCTATCTGACCCAGCAGAACTACCGGAAGTGGATACTGAACTGCTGGATGAATCGCAAAGTTGCAGGCACCACTCAAAGTCAGACCCGATCTCATTATCAGAGTACGCGCTGTCTGCAAATGTAATAGAGATATCACCGCCAGAGTGACCGAAGAGAACTGACTCGCCAGCGTGCCCAGCCTCACAGGCAGCCGGCGTGGAGTAACTGCCTCCATTGCCACTAGTCAGTACTGAGCCACCTCCATAATTAGCAGTGAACCCGGCTACGGCAGGCCCACCAGTATCGCATCCGTTGCTGTTGACTCTCCACTTCAAACAGTCTGAGCCTCCACAGGCATCGCAATTCTTAGCGTACCCCATTGAGCCACTGATATAACACAGCCTGTACGTTCCTGCTGGCTTAGATCCAAATGACTTTGTTGTTGGCCCTGATGTGATATCTGCCTCAGCGAACACGACAGACTCATCACACGTATTATCGCAAGGGCAGTAATCGCTACTGGATGAGCCTGAACTGGAAGATGAGCAGCACACTAGAGGGCCTCCGCCTGGTACTCCTGAGTCAGCCAGAGTGAAGTCGATCGGGTTGAATGTCACGCCCTCACTGGCAAGACAGTCATCCAGCGTGATCGTCCCGATAGCCGACACCGGATCAAGGCTGTCCAGAGAAACGGTCGTCGACCCTTCGCAGAATGCAACAGTCAATAGGCATTCGCCGCCACTCGAAGACGAACTGCTTCCGCCACCGGACAGCGAAACGACAACGTCCGGGGTCGCAGCCACAGCGCCGAGCGTGTCGTAATACTCAAATGATCCGATCCAGTCCGCCCCGTCCCAGGTACACAAGACTGACTCGCCATTCATGAATATCTCAAGTATCGCAGGCATCAGGCCCGCGCACGTATCAACGCATTCAACGCAGGCGTCTTCGCTGCTGCTAAAGCTACTGCTCTGACAACAAGGACAGCCAGGGACACGAGTCACCGACATTCAAGAACCTTCCCTAGCACTTGGTAACCACTAGCTCGCCGCTATCGCAGGCCACATCAGTAACCACCCCGGTAATCGGCAACTCTTCCGATTCGTGGTCGTAGCAATAAGCTCCGCCGTTAACCCACGCAAGCCTTGCGTACTCAATTACAAGGACAGGGCACCCACTGTCTCCGCTGCTGCTGCTTGCCCCGCTACTGTCTGACGAAAGCGATATGCTTGTGACTACACGACAAGGCGGAGAAGATGACGAAGTTCCTGACGAAGCTTCTGACGTAAATTCGGATGTGAGCACAGACGAGTCGCGACAAACGAGCGGCCCACCACCAGGGACGCCGCTGGCTGTTACCAGAATGTTAACAACGCCAATGTCGCACGTCCCAGTGAACACATTCGTACCAGACAATTCAATAGTCGGACTCGTGGAGTCAATTGACAGGTTAGCAGTGCCGCAGCCGGAATCGAATTCAAGCCATGCGGTACACTCTCCATCTTCGCTCTGCACGAAAAGCGAGAATTGATGAGTGCCAAACATGCCATACCAAATCCATTGTGTGATGGTCCCCACGACCGTTACGGTGCCAAGCGTAGCTGTAGTCGGAATACCGTCGATCGATATTTCCATTGTTTCCGGGAGAAGCCCAAGGCAGGTATTAACGCAATCGACTTCGTCCCCGGTCGTGCTACTTCCGCCGTCCCCGGTTGTGCTGCTTTCGCCACTTCCGGTCGTGCTACTTCCAGACGTGCTACTCCCAGAAGTGTCGTCAGTAAACGTTATCGATGACGACTCGACTGACGATTCAGATTCAGACGACAACGTTACCGATGATGACTCAGCTGATGACGACAGCTCGCTGGATGATGAACTTGAGAATGAGCTCGACGACGAGTCGCACGAAACTGCGATAATACTTTCGATCCACCACTGATTCGACCAACTCCGCACGGAAACAAGATCACCCTCAACGATCAATAGCTCAGTAGACGCTCCAGCAAAATACACTCGCTGAGCTGCCGTCGTTTGATGCAGATCCTGAACGCCAGCCTCTTCATTGAAGAACGCGTCAATAATCTCAACCTGGTACACATTGACCGTCTCGCACTGATTGGAAGATTCAATCTCCGCCTGAGACAGAACCTTCGCAACATGCCATTCGACAGGACGTATCAGCTTCGGGTTAAGAGTTGCCGTTCCAAGGTTCTGTGCGCCAGCGCCAATCGTGTTCTGAGACAGTCGCGTGAGCGTCCCGAACGTGCGATTAAGCAGACTGTGATCGAGCAGCTTACTTGCACGGTCCCCCCTGTTAAACCTGGGGAATAATTCGTCCTGGCCTGCCATGCGTTATACCTGCACGAAGATTAGGGTAAGATCGGCCTTCTTGTAGATCGCGGCATCTTCAACATACGCAAGAAAGGCAACACCAGGACCTCTTGCTCCAGGCAGCTTAGAATGCAGCCTGCGGAATCCGCTCGTCAGGGGGTTGGGGACTTTTCCACCAGCCGGGACTGGAGGCACAGCAACATCTGTAATCTTGAATTCTGGCTCCTGAATGTAGAAGTGGTTCCACCCCCCGTACACGCCTTCGTACCCGGTAATCCCATCTGCGATAACCGCCCCACCAACGGACTCCTTGCACAACTCCGTAACGCGACGCTCAGAAAACCGGAGCGACAGGTTCCACACCCTCGTCCCGTCCGCAGTAATATCAGGGCTCGCCTGGTAACCAAGATACAACAAGGTCTCGTTGTACATCGTCCCGGTCTGAAACGGACCCAAGTCAGTGTTATTCACTTTGCCGATCAAGTCTCGAAGCTTATCCCAGTTCGGAGAAAGAACCCTGTTCCAGGTAATGCTATGCTCAAGGGTTGGCACAACCTTTGACGCCGAAACGTTGGTCCCTTCAACGTTCTTGCCATGCGACCACACGAGCGATGAGTGCTCTAATGTGATCACTTCGCCACCACTGGATATCTGGTGGCTCAGGCCGGTAACTTCAGTTGACCCGTCAGGCTTATCCGGTGTATCGCTGGCAGAATTCGGGAACTGAACCTGAGCCGACGAGTAGTTAATCGTCAATAATGCCTTTTCGTACACCGGCATCTTCGCGAATGTTGCGTCGAACGTAGACGGAATATCACTAATAACTGGCGGCGCGTCGTTCGGGAACGGGCGATATTCGCACGACTGACAGCGATAAATGCCGAACTGCGGGTCCAGCGGATTCTGTCCGATCCCAGACGTTAGCGACGCAGGAAACAGCTCATTCAGCTTCGCTGTAAGGTCAGCCCACGCTATGTCGCCAACAACCGTGATACTACCCTGTTCGGCATTGATATTTCCGGTCGGGTACCCGGCATGTACGTTAACAGCAACCATGTGTCATCCCTGACTATTAGTTAATGCGGAGATCATCCCCGCCGGGCCGTCGTTCCTTCGACTGGAAATGCTTCAGCAGTGCCATTGTGGCGTCCGCCGTCTGCTTATTGTACTTGACGCTCTCTTCGGCGGACATGTTATCTTGCCTGGTGCTCCCGGTATTGACGTTACTTGCCGCCATCGCCGGAGCGAGGCCCACACTATCAAGTACCTTCGTCATGTCCATCCCGCCTCTAAGTTCCGGCATTATATCGCCACGGAACCCAGGCAGATTCAACTCGATATCCATCTTCGGCAAGGCGTCTTTAAGGCCCGTCGCCATGGTCGCAGGATCGAACGGGCTACTCCTGTTAGAAGCCATATGCTTCCTGCGGCGAGCACCGATTTCTCCACCCGGATCAAGGTTGTCAGCGAATCCATCCTTCCGGTCATCGATGCGGGCCTGCTTAGCCTTCTCCTTGTCGGCCTTAATCTTCGCGACTTCAGCTTCTTTCTTCGCAATGATGTCCTTGCCACGCGAACCACGTTCACGGTCCCCGGCAATTTTCGCCTTCATGCGATCGCGCATATTGTCCTTAGCGGCCTCGCGGCGATTTCGCGTTGGCCCGCTATCGACAGGCTTTGTCGCGTCCTGCGACGCAACGAAGTCGGCCACCTTCTCCTTTTCAGCCTTACGTTCATCGACGGCAGCCCACGAAGCCGCTTCTCGATCCAGCGTCTTCTGGCCTTTCTGCGCAAAACGAGTATTCTCGACCGGAGCAATTCCTCCCTGGGACTCTGAGTCGAGCGATGCTCGCTGATGCGCAGCATTGCCGGAGATGCCGCCGCCCTTACTGGCTATTGCCCCGATATTACGAGAAGAAACGATGCCAGTGCCTTCGCTTTTCGTCTCCACTTGCGGCAGCTTCGAAACCGGACCCGGGACTGCCGGTGCGCCAAACTCCTTACGGCGATCGGCTACCCCTGACCCTGCAGTGGTAACGTCAAACTCGGCACGACGCTCTGCAGTCTTACGCTTAATCTGATCCTCAACCGATTCGTTCTCCGGCACCGCAGGATTCATCGACTCAGGAGCCATCCTGTTCTGCTTGTATGCTGGAGAGAAGTCGGCAACGACGCCACCGCGAGGCCGGTCGAACCCGATAGGCTTACTGTTTTTAGTGGGCCTTTCCGCCTTAGGCATTCCAGCATCGCCATAATTGAAGTATTTCGGCGACCGCTCTTCCATGTTCCTCTTATGGATATCTTTCTGAGCACCAAACGGCGGCGTCATGTTCTCGCCATCAAAGTCCTCAACACCCAGCCGCTTCTTGTTCCGCTTAAGCAGAGCCCTGGCCGCTTCAACACGCTTCTCGCTGTGTGCTTGAAGCCGCGTGCCCTTATTGATCTCCCGCTCAACGCGAGACTGATCCATCCGCTTTTGACCAGCTTTGAGCTCAGCAAGGTTAGGGTCAGACGTAACGTTCGCAACAATCCTGTGGGCTGCTGGCCTAACGACCGTCTCGTCTACCACACCCTTCTGCTCTTGAGTCAGTTCCTCAACCGGCGACATTTCCGGCTTAGGAATATCTGGCAGGCTAAACGGCATTGGAGGAGCAGACGGGACGCTCTGCGGCCTGGCAAGTAAATCCCTTATGATAGCCTTCTGCTCAGGCGTCAAACTGTCTTCTGGAACCGGCGGAGCGGGTGGAACGCCAGGCTTAACTGGCGCATTACGCCTACGGAACTCAGAGACCGGCGTCTCTATTAACGCGTCTTCTGGAACCGGCGGAGCGGGTGACACGCCAGGGTTAACTGGTGCCGGAGCGGAATATGTCTCCTGTGTTACCGGAGTTGGGGCAACAGGAACTTTAGGAGTTTCCACCCTTGTATTCGGGATAGGCTCTGGCGGGACAGACCACTGCCCCCCGCCAACGTTCGCAGGCCCGGCAACCGGAACCGGCTGGTTCGCAGCATTAGCTATTCTGCCGGTATGCTCTTCAATCTTACCAAGTAGGTCGATCTCTTTGGTTGGTCCCTGCAAAGAGTTCTGAATCTGAGTATGCAAGCCCTCGATCGAAGACACGGTCCCGTTTCCAGTGTCCTTACTCATGATTTTTTCGATCCGAATCATGAGCGAGCTGATTATCTCTCCAGCATTGTCCCGGTCCCCCCTTCTCAGCTCCGCGATCTGGGCCTGCAGCTCGGCGACCACCCTGGCATCTGCCGCGTCCTGAGTCTCGAACAGTTGTCGCTGAACACTGCCGTCAAATGACATTGTGTTACTGTTGACGGTCGCACTCGTTCTGGCTGATTCCCGCTCGTCGGACTCCTTGAGCTCTGCAGATCCTTCTTCGAATACATTGCGGGCGACACGTCGTCTCTCGTCCGATTCCTGAAGAGTGTCAAACAGGGATCTTCCGATGGACGACATGTTAGTGGCAGCGCCATCGGTTGCCATATACAGGCGACGAATCGTTTTGATGTGCTCCTCGTAAACCTTCTTCTCTGCAGCATACAAGGCGCGAAGCTCTCTCGCTTTAGGCGTTAATCTTGCCTCTTCCGCTGCATCTTTAATCTCGCCCTTCGGTATTGACATATCATCAAGCTGATTCTCGTGCCGATCAAGCCTTCCCTTCGACTTCCTCGCACTGCTAACAATGTCGCCCATAGCCGATTCGACCGTGGCCATGTCACCGAACGCCGCAACGCCCTCAATGTTATCGGCAGCAGCGTTTAGAGATTTGACGGTACGGTCAAATGCCAGTTTTGACTCCGCCTCGAAACGATCGATATTCTGGTTGATCTCCAACATCTTCGCTGCGGACTCTCTGGCGTATTCCGCATTAACGCCAGCAAACTCCGAAATAGCCGCAAGGCCCTCTGCGGTATCGGGGTTTTGATCGAGTATCTGACTCTGAATGTCTGATATCAACTTCTGTCTCGCAGCGAGCTCCTCATCGGGGGTAGCGTCTATGCCGCCAACTGGCCGATATGTCACGTTCGACTTTGGATTATTGTCAGGATCTGGCCCCAGCAGAAGCTGCTTAAAAGCATCGAACTCAGCCTTAGCGGACTTGTCTGTTCCACCAACTTTCTCCCTTGCGACTCTACCGACACCATCGAAAAGACCAACGGAAGTCTGATCGAACCACCCTTCGTACTTATCCTTTAATTCAGCCTTCATCTTCGCCGCTCGCGTCACGCCCTCCTTCTCGTACTCAAGTATCGAGCTCTCCATCTTGTCGCGAGCGTCATTACCAACTCCAACAGAGAAATCCGCTTCGCCAATCGGAGTGCCAACAAGGTCGCCAGAGAAGTCATAGGCCTGCTGCCTTACGTCAATGAACTTTTCAATACTCTTCGTTAGCCGCTCAATCTTCTCTTCAGACGTCTCTGCCTTAGTCCCAAGATGAGTAATCGCTTCCGCAACGCCGATCATAGCGATCGTTATCAACGAGCCGCCGATAGCCGCAGACGTTGTGCCAAACGCCGAAGAGAACGCCGCGAGGTTATTCGCCGAAGCACGCAACGCACCGGAAAGACCAGTCTGCCCAATAACCTGCACGAAGTCCTGCACACCGTACGACAATTGCTGAATGCGGAAGTTGTAGTTCCCGCTCAGCTTCGCTGCGTGTGCCTGATTGTTGTTTGCCCCAGCCTGAGCGATCTTCAACTCCTGAAGATGCTTAACTTCGCGTTTAATCTCATCGTCCGTAGCGTGTATCGCCTTAGCGTTAGCCTTCTGATCCTTCGTGTTGGTAGTGACTGTAGTCGTGAGTTTATTGCGAGTGGTCAGTAGCTTCTTGATCTTTGTTTCCTGGTTGTCGATCTTGCTGGAAAGATCGACCTGTGAATCAAGCAGCTTTGCCTCAATGTCTAACGCCTCACGCTCCGTCTTAAGTGCGTCCTTCTTTGCCTTAGTGAGACCTGTCGTCGCCTTCTCCTCATTCTCAATCTCCTTAATCCTCGCCTTGATTGCACCCGCCTCACCCTTCAAGGAAAGGGTCTCGCTGCCATGTCCGGTCTTCGCCCTCAAGCCAGCTTCCGCAATCGTATCCTTAGCCTTTCCCGCCCCTCTCTTCTCCGCATTCAGACCGGCAACATCCCTGGCGAAATCCGTACCAGTGATCTTTCCGTTTTCCAGCTTCTCGGCAAGCTGAGCGATCGCTTCATCAAGCTTGGACTCACGAATGTTCTGAGCCAGTCGCCGAATATTCTCAGCAACCTCACTGGCTGCAGCGGAAATCTCCATGTTGCGATCGATGCCGGTAACATTGGGGTTACCATCAATGGCCGTCATCCGAGCACGCATCATCTCTGCAGGATCATCAGGAACAGAATCCCGAGCAGCCTGACGAGAAGCAACATTGCCAGACTCAGACTTCATGGCTTCCGCTACAGCGGCGGATTTAGCGAACTCCCTGGTAGATATGCCTCCCGCCTTGAGCTTCCTGGCGAGCACAGCAAGAGCTCCGTCAATGTCCGCTTCCCGAACGTCCTTCGCCTTAGCCTTGATGGTATTAGCAAATTCGGATCCAGCTTCAGCGATCAGCTTGTTCTTAAATTCAGGCGACGCCCCAGAAGAATCAATCGTCGAAATCCGATCCCCGAGATTCCTGACTGGATTGGCGGTTCGGTCGTTAGCCGACATCCTGTCGTTAATGTCGTGCCTGTCTCTACGGGAAGTCTCGTTCCGGTTAACAGCAGACTCGAACTCCTTTGCAGTAATCTTACCGTCGTCATAATCCTCAGCAAGCTTCGTGATGGCCGCGTCAATACTGGTGTCACCAAGCTTACTGGCCAACTCGCGAATCTTAGCGGCAACATCCGCAGACGCCTTGGCGATTTCTTTGTTCCTGACGTCAGTAGAAAACCCCATTTCGTTAGTCTCGCCGATCCGGCGACGCATCATCTCTTCAGGGCCAGCCTCTATGTCTCGAGCTGCCTGCTCACCCTCAAGTCTCCTGGTGTTAGTAATAAACTCGCCAGCAACAGCAACCGACTTAGCGTAAAACTTAGCACTAATCGCTCCGGCGTCGAACTGACGTGAAAGATCGCTCAGGTGCTCACTGACATCCGCCTCTCGGACTTCCCTGGCCTGTTCCTGTATCGACGCAGCAAACCCACTAGCAGACTTAGCAATTAGCCGATCCTTCTCTTCATCTGTCCCGTCGGAAGCGTCCACACTCCTGATTCTGTCCCCAACCATCTGGCGAACATTGGACTTTTCCCTGCTGGCGGTGAGTTCCTTATTGATCTTTTCATCTCCAGCACGAGTTGCCTCATGCTGCACGACGCCTGCTGCAAACTGAGTCTTACTGATCTTGTTGGAATGTAGATCATCAGCAAGCTTGGCGATGGCCGCGTCGATATGCGAATCACGAACATCCTTAGCCAATTCCTGAATAGTCTCGGCGAGTGCCTTTGCTTCTATTGAGATTTCCGCGTCGATATCAGACTGAGGAAGATTCAGCTCACTCCCTGTCTTGCGGATATCTTCAAGTCGCCGACCCATGGCTTCTCGCGGGTCAGCACGAAGTAGATCTCGGCCAACCTGTCGAGCCGTCATCTGCTCAACGCGTGCCTCGCCCCCTTCGGCGTCGGCAATTCTTCCACGCATCGAAGACAGTCCCTCAGGGCTCAACTTCGGAATCTTCGAGATGCGAGCGAGATCGTCCGTCTCTCTCGCTGCCAGTCTTGCCGCCTCGGAGAGAGCATTCATGTCTTTGACGATTAGCTTGACGCCCTCGCCCTTGAATCGGTTAAACGACTTCGAAAGGGTGTCGACGCTATTCGCATAATCGTTCAACGACTTCGATGACGAAGACGCAGTAATACTCGGAAGAGACTTGAACGACTCCATGTGCTTATCGAACGACTTATTATCCTGACCAGAGTCAGCACGACTCGCCGATTCGATAGCGAGCCCGGAATGCACAGTCTTGCCGACCTGACCAACTCTGGCTCGCTGAATCTTGTTCGCTTCCTGAGTCGCGGACATCAGAAGCGGACTGTTCGAGGTGACAGCGTCACGCCTTGAAGAGATAAACTCGTTCGCCCGGTCCTTCGCTCGGATTGCAGCGCCCTGCCGCTCCATCGAGAACGCAGCATGAACACGGTTAGCATCCTGCTGGCGACTGAATCGTGAGTTGTCCTGAATGTCACCAGAAGCAATTCCCGATCGCTGATTGATGATCGAGTTCGTGAGCGGGTTTCTGTAGTTTCTGGCCCCGGCAGTTCCTGCCTGGGTCCTGTCTCGAGCCTTGTCGAACTCTCCTTTGTTAATGAGGAGCCGGTTGCGTCCAGCCTGCGATCCGCCAGTAACGGCGAACTGCGCAGCTCGGCCAACATGAGCGTCCTTAGGGGACGTGTACGCACGGCCCATGACGGCCATGCGTTTCAATTCCTTCTCGCGATTACTGTTAACCTGCTTCAGGCTGGTTGTGTAATCACGATACTCAGACAGCTGCTTCTTCAAGCTCTTAATAGCAGTAGCTTCGCCAAGGCCGCTCTTCACCTGAGACGCAGAAAGCCTGCTAGTGCCCCCAGATACCTGCTTGATCATCTCGTGGTACAGACCAAGCTGCTTAGTGATGGCCTGCACGTTCTCGATCATCGCCTTATTGATAACGTCCTTCTTGCCAAGAGTGCTAAGGGCGTGACCAACCTCGGCAGCTTCAGAAATGAGCTTCTTAGTGCCCAAAGCCGAAAACTGGACATGTGCATCAGCCATCTTTCGGCTTCGGGCCATAACTCAAATTCCTGTTAGCTATTCGGGAGACTCATCTCCCGTTACCAATACGGGAGTGGCCTTCACTTCTGGTTCGGGCGCCGCAACCTCAGGCTCTTCGATGACTGGCTCATCCTTAGACAATCGCCACTCTTCGAATTCGTCCAACTGTTCCTGAGTTACGCCGTAGATCATCAACGCCCTGCGGCGAGCTTCTTCGAGGATATCATCATACCGATTTCCCTCGAACGATCGACCCCAGTAATCGCGCAATTCACCAGCCCCGTCAGCATCGAGACGGTCATGGAGCTGCTCGATACGATCGTCCTTCATCTCGGGGTTTGACTTCCGCACCGAAATAGTGAAAGCGAAGTAGTACCCTTCCGGAGTCCCGAGCCACTCATTTACCTCGGAATCAGTAACGATGACACCGCCCATGTACGAGTCGATCGCACTACTCACCTGAGCCGCCAGCGAAACAGGATCAGACGGGAGCTTCTCCGTCGCCTGCTGAAACGCCTTGTGCCTGATATTTCGGAGCTGGTGTGCAGCCTGCACCCGGAAGTGTCGCCCAATGAATCCGAATGGAACCTCGGAGCCGTTGATCTTTACGTTCAATGTATCTGCGATAGCCATCCCTGCTCTCCCCTAAGAAGTCAAACCACTCATAACCGGCAGACCATCAACCAGATTGGTCGCCATTTCACCATAGACCCTATCATAAGGACGCATCATTGCCCGCATCCCAATGTTCTTCTTGACCTTAGACCGCAGGCTGGCTTCCATGCGTACGTCTTCACGCGAATTGTCCATTCCAGCAAGCAGCATGCCCACCTGCCCAAGCGTCATGTCTGCCACTTCGTCCGGGTGGTAGCAATAAGGGTTCGCAAACAAAGACGCAAACAAGTCTGCCCGACATATGAGGTAATTGTCTTCGGCGCCGCCACCCTTGTCGCGATACGTCCCGGTAACCTTGTACATTTTACAGATGTCGGACTCGCCGGAAGCCGTCTCAATTCCACGCTTGATCATCGGCTCCCATAACGGATCAGTGTCGCACATCTCGCAGTAGGCCTCGTGACACCAATCGTAATCTTTTCCGCTATGCCTGACCGACTGCCAAAACGAAAAGATTCTACCCTCAAGCGTGGAGTAGAATCTTTGGATATCGCCGCCAGTACAGCCAATCCACCGAGAACGGTATCGCTGCAGAACCTGAACGCAAAAGTCCTTCGCAGGACCATTGTCGCAGTGGCGAACGGCGAAGGCTAAACGAGAACACAGATCCCCCCGTAACAGAAGGATCTGTGACTCTGCCTCCCCGAGATGCCTTAGCGTCCGGCCTTTCAGCTGCAGAGTGACACCCCTCGCTTTTACGAGGGGGCCAACCTGGCAAACTACAGACAATCCGCTCACTGATCCCTCCCAGAATCATTAGCTCACGAGGTCGCCGGTCCACACTCCGTGAGTGATGAACGGAATCGAAACTCGTTGCGGAGTCCCTTCCCGATTCATGGACCAGTCAAACTGGCCAAGCCGACCCTCGCCAGTTGCCGACGTGGCAGCACTGGCGAAGAACGCGAGCGTGACAAGGTCACCGGAGCTGGCGATTGAATTCAACAGTTGAGCTTCGTCGCAAACAGCATTGATGGTGCCGCTACCACGCTTTGCCGTAGCAACAGTTTCCGAGAAACCGCTGCCGCTGACAGCGAAGTACTCTTCATTCGGAGAACCGAAGTTGAGGTTGCAGTCAGTCACAGCGACAGGCGTGCAAGAACCAATCGTGCAGTAGCCTTCCAATCCTGAGGTAGCGCCCATGCGATCATTCCTTTAATCTGGGACAGCGAAAGTCTTTTGCCATTCAATTTCGAATTCCACGAACCCGAAATGTACTTGTTCGTTAGCCGGGCCGGATTCTCGGCTAACATACTCGATCTTGTTGATCACACCATTTGGAATGGTTACCGGATCAGTCCCTGCCCTGTAAGAGTTATCGAATGTGTCCTCTATCAAGTCCAGAGCAGTTTCCAGAGAAACCCCGCTAGAGTGCCATAACTCAAATCGCAATACGATTTCACGAAGAGTATAACCAACGGTTCCCTCAGTATTATTGTCTCCTTCCAAGTAGAATTGAGCTCTTGGCAGGAGCGGATCAGCCGTATCGTCATCTTCTGGAGTGCCGCCAACCTCACCACCAGGATACACGCGAAACAGTTCGCAGATCGAGGTGTCGAGCCCCGTCGCGTCCCATCTCGTGACTATCGACCCGGCCATGCTCATAGGTTTTCCAGTTCGTTCTGCATGCTTCCAGTAATCTTGTTAATGAACCACTTTGACTCATCCATGAACGCATCACTAACCCCAAGATAAGCCGGACGAATTATTGTTTTTCGGGTGATCAAGTAGTGAAGAACGAATCGCCTCATACCCATCTTCTTTGATGCGCCATCACGCTTCTCTACGAGAAACAACTGCTTCATTCCCTTTCGCTTTCCTCGCTTGGCTTTTATGACAACCATCGTAAGGGCGACACCAAAGGTTTTTGGACCTCCAGCCCCGCGAGTCCTGGCGTTAGACGCGTGCCGCTTCGCTGCCATCGAAAGAGGAATCGCTAACGCACCGCTACCTTTCGGCGATATTCTGGTTTCAGTCTCCAGCCAGGAAAGCCTCATTGCGTACTGTGGGTGATGACTGACCGAGCCAATCCGAATGACGTTCCTGCCTGATAACTTGGTGGCGAAAACAGAATTCATTGCATGGCCATTGAGCTTTCTTGGATAAGTCCCACCAGGCCTCTTGCGGAACTTAGCAAATGGCTCCTTACTGAATTTCTTCCTCATCTTACGTTGAAGGATCACAGCCGCCGACTCGAGCCGACTCCGTATGACGTTTTCGAGCTTCTTGCCAAACTTGCCACCAAGCTCAGTAATCTTGATGCTTATGATTGGCTTGGCCACTAGGCTGACTCCTCGAACCTGCCAGACCTGACGGAAATGTTGTGATTCTCAAACGCACCCTTGAGTGTCTGGATGATTCCATTCGCCTTATTGGTGCCATCCTGATATGCAGTGTTCACATCGAACCCACACTCAAGCTCAAGCTCACAAACGAAGTCATCATCGCAAACGAATGAGCAATACAGGAATACTGAAGAACAGTTATCTTCAGCTTCACTCTCGATCATACACCGCAAGATCAGAGGCCCATTCTCGCCGTCCTCGGCAAGGTCTTCGGAAACAGCGATAACTTCAGCGATGAACGCTTCAAGGTCGTTGATTCGAACCTTCATTTACGCACCACGACAGAGTGATGCCCGAGACCTGGCTTGTGCTGGACAACAAGCTTCCGCAGGTTGCCGCCAGACTCCAGCAGAGACTTGACAGTGTTGAATGTCGCCTCGTCCTTAATGCGAACGATCGATCCAGCGGCAGCTCTCGCTACGCTCTTTCGGAGATCCGCGTGAACAACGTCCCACGAAGAAGAGAGCTCGTGAGCCGCAGCTTCCACGGCATTCTCTACAACGACAGGAACCTCAGCAACTACAGCCGCCACTTCTTCGACTGCCGAAACAGCCTTGGATACAGCTTCCGCAATTACGTCCGTGTCCTCGACTCCGTTACCATTGTCTTCCATATTCTCGCTCTCCCTGCCATGTCGAAACTAAGATTAGTAACTCGACAGACCCTCGAAATGGAGCCACTGTCGACCCATGTGACCTGATCCCTGGTATCGAGTTTCGGATCAGTCGCCGTAAACATGCACCAGCACATCTCCGACTCCTTGATTCCGTACTCGATCTTTTCCTCAGCAGTCATTGTCTGGAAGTCTGCCCTGACCGATGTCGGAACTCCATCCGCCGTCCTGGCACCGGAAGTGAAAGCGATAACCTTCGACCCGTCTGCCGCGCGTGAGCTGCCCTGGCGATCAAGGGTCGCCGTAAAACGGTCACACATCGAACCAATAGTCAAAGCATCATCCCGTAGAACATGATCGAAGACAGAGAAGCCTCTGCCGTATCTGACAACCCGGACGCGTTCGTCTTCAGGGAACCAGAATCGACCGCATAAGAAACCGAATAATCTTTCAGCTTCTCAGACTTGATTGTCCCCGTAACGCCAGCGGTCCCCTGCCTGCCTTTACGGTAATGGAACCTGTCGATGGTTTCGTTAATGACCGCGTCCTTCACGTAAAGGAACTCGTCAGCTAAAGCGTCTGCATCAAATCCAGCCGTGTACGTCACCTTGACTGTCCTTGAGTAGTCCGGCCACGAACCATACCGATGAAGAATCCCCTCTCTCGAATAGCTCGTGTGGTCCCGATCTATCCAGTAATCAGTACCGGCAGTCAAGAGCGTTGAAGCGGGGAAGTCATTGTCTCCCTGACCACCACGCGATTCGAAGTCCTCATACACTGAAGCAACAGCAGTCACAAATGGCTGCGTCAACTGAAGGCGACTGCCAATAGGACCTCGATAAGGTAGAATCTCAATGTACGTAGCTTCAGTAATATTCCACCGAACATAATTACGCACAACCCTTTCGACACGCTGCCTGAGAGTGTCCAGCAGAGCCAGGTCGTCGCCAGCAACGGCACCGCCAAGCTCCGTGTTAATGTCGTCAGTATCGACAATGTCAGCTAACGCCATATTGATACCAAAAAAGCGACTGGCAGCAGCATTTAACTGCCACCGCCAGCCGCTCCAGGGAGGCGAGTCAAACGAGTTAGGACTTCTTCAGCGATCGAACTGTTGCGACCAGCGGGAATGTCGGGGTCGACGTTCCGCCAATCACGTAATCCAGCTGCACATAGCGTTCGTCGATGTTGTAAACCATCAACTGTACAACAGTGTCTGAGTCGGCGTCAGTCAGGGCCAGAGTCGCCCCGGTAACGTCGGTGTATGCATCCGCAGCACCTTGCGCTGACGCAGTGTTGTCATTGAATGACTGCTGCACCTTGACAGCGAGAGTCGGACTTGTGCCAGAAACGGTTCCGATGGCGATTTCCACCATCACGCCGTTTTCCTGGTCCTGCAAATCGACCGGATCGCTTTGACCGGAAGCCGTAACGTCAGCCAGAGCTGAAGCAACTGCCGTGGTGTAACGGCCCGCGAGATCAATCATTTGAGGCATGACGTTTATCCTTTACCTGCTGGGTTCAAGCCAAGTTTTGCTTCGATGGCCGAATTCACAATTCGCTCAACCATCGAGATTGGAATCATTCCGTTTACCGAGCCGATCCCTGCTGGAACCTGCTCGGTTTCTTCAATGTTCAACACAAGTCGCTGAAGGTCAACCTGACCGCCCGGCTTCTGCTGACGATGAAGCTTAATCCAGTCGTTGTGACTGGAGATCAATCCGTTAACGACAGAGCCAGTAAGCGGCCCAACGTTCCGATGCACTTTCGGCTGATGGGTAAATTCCCACCCGCCTTCAGGGCCAGGCCGCTTCGAAGCAGACCGTGGCATTCCGCTGTAATTCCGCCATGAACGCTTGCTGCCGAACTGCAGGTCAACCATGTAAAACCCAGTGGACTTCACAGGATCGACCCGCTTGACTTCGTCAGCACGGAGGGACTCAGCCGGAATCATTTCTTTTGTAGTGCTCATGTAATTTCCACTCCCTGGAATTAACGTGAAAGAATGCGGGGTCGGGCACTCCCAACCCCGCTATGGTCTCTCGTCATTAGCCAATGACGAGCTGGTCAATCAGGCCGAAACTCTCGGCGTGCTTCGGAACAGCATCGACGTAATGGACGCCTCGCAGGGTGAACTTGCCTTGCGTGAAATCGCTCGAGTCACTGTCAGTCATCTTGATCTCCATCGCACCAGCGCGACCGAGATACAGTTCACCGGGAACACCAGCAAGAACCAGCGTCAAGGCTGCTCCGGAAGAGCCCTTCACGCGAGTTGATGGAATGTTGGTCGAGGTGTAGACCGGCTCGCCAGACATCTGCTTCTGGACTCGCCCGCCACCGAAAGATGACGCAGAGACATCAAAAACTCCACGCCCCTGATCGTCCTTACGATGCTTCAGGGCTGCCCACAATCGATTGATGCAAGCGAAGAAGAATCCGCTTGACGTCGGAACGTTCGCATCAGCAATCTTGGCCATTAAGTAGTCAAGATCCTCTGAGCCAAGCGTGTCCCCATCAGTACCTGGCGTAGCTGCGTCGTGAGACGTAATGCCAGAGTAATTGATCAGGCCAACGATCCGCTTGCCGCCACCACCATCGATAATGTCACGGTCAACTTGCAGGTTGATGTCCTGAGTCATTTCGCCGCGAACGAAGGCATCAGAAGCAACGCTCGTTGCAAACTTCATGAACTCTTCGGACAGCTTCACCATGCCAGCGTACTTGCGGGCTTCCAGCAGGACTTCGTCCGTCCCGATGTCTGAATCCGAAGTCGTTTCCAGTTCAGCGTATGACGAAACCGTCACACCGGAAGTGATTCGCGGATAGCGAATCGAGCCCTGCTGAGGAAGCTGGACATTCGAGATGCCAGGGATCTGGCCGAAGATACTGTTCGCACGCAGAAGATCAATCAGCTCGCCCTGCTGGGGAAAGTCAACCAGCGTCCCGCCAGTCTCGTGAGTCCGGAACGACATCGACTTTTCGAGCTTGGACAGAAGCCACTTCGCTTCTTCAGGATCGAACCCTTTCAGGTTCGTGTCCATGTCCGTCCACTCTTTGCGGAGATCACTCAGGCCGTTGTCTTCAGACATGAACTCAGCACCAATCGGCACTGCACATACGAATCCAGACCGGCGCCCGACGTCAGCTGAGAATCGCATCTCCAGCTTAGCGTCATCCTTCCAGCTGTCGTCGTTCTGGCGTTGCTTCTGGAGACCCAGAGCAAGGCGAGAGTACGAGAATGGACGACTCGACAGGGACGATTCGCCGATAACGAGACCAGGTGCTTTTCCGCCAAGCCACGAGGCCTGCTGCACCTTGCTTCGCTCTTCGATCTTCGCGTCCATGTCTTCCATGCCTTTCGCGAGGGAAGTCATAGCGGCCTCAAGACTGCCGATCGATTCGACAATCGCGGACGCGCTTGTTTCAGTAACATCAGGTTTGAGTTCATCAGCCATTGGGAAATCCCTTTCCGGGCGTAGTAAAGAGTCAAGCGTCCTGACCGCATGCGCGGAGAAGTTTGCGATTGGTCTCGGAGAAACGATCACTCAGGCCTTTCACGGCCTGAGACAAGTCTTCAATCTTTCTGGCAGCCAGTTCCCCCGCCGCTACCCGTCCCTGGGCTGCTTTGTCATTCCTTGACTTGCGGAGGAGCTGCTCAGCCTGAGCAAGAACATCAAGCACAGGAGCAGCTTCAACAGGCTCAGACTTCTCAAGAGTCGTTGGCTGTTCATTAACGGCAATCAGCTCAGCAGCGACCCGGTCACTAATCAGCGACTTCAGTGCTGCTGTGTTTTCAGCAACGATGTCGCCAAACCCCTTCAGGAGAGTCGCGACATCGTTGTTGTCTTTTGTTTCGTCGATCTCGTCAGCCTTCTCAAGGACGGCCTCTTCACCAGCAAGGCGAAGCGTGATATCGACAAGGTCTGTCTTCTCGTCTTCAGTCAAGACGGCCTTCTCAAGAACAGCCTTAACGTCACCAAAGCAAAGCTCGGGCTCAACTGGCTCACACGCCTTCTGGACCCAGTAAGCCTCACTGGAGAAGTCGCCCGACAGCGAAAAAGAAAGCTGGGCAGGGCCATCTTCCTTCTTGATGTACACACCGAACGTCCCATCTTCCTTCTTGAAGGCGACGTCGAACGGCACCCCGTCCGTAAGAAGTTCCGGGTCGATTTCCTTTGACAGTTCAACCAGCGAGTCGCGAGTCGGCCATGCATCAGAAACCAAAGACGCAACACTGGGCTCTTCGTCACTCTTAAACAGTAGAACCGTATCGGCTTCATCACCAAGAGCGCCCTGCTTCGTCATGGTGATCTCCTCGACTTCAATGCCGGATACTCGACGAACAAGATCAGGGTTTTTAGCCATGAGCGTCTTGAGCTTTTCTTCGGCGGCTGATGCCATATTGTCTGTCCCTAAACGAAAATAAGCCCTTGAGCAATTTAATGCACAAGGGCTTTCGGGCCTTATCCGTAAATGAGTTGTCGCGTTTATAGAACAGTCTTCCAGATTGTGTCAAGTCCCGTATTGTGAAATGAGAAAATAACTACTCCGACCGAATGCCGTACAGTTTCTTCACTACACCAAACGTGCCCCTGTTACGCGGAATCTCAACACCACAAGATCCCTCGAACCTGCTATCAGTCATTGTTCTCATAACTGAAACCAATGCGTTGATTGCCATCACGACTGAATCAGTATCTTCCTTGGATGCGTCTTCCCCAAGATTCACGTCAACTTTCATTCGCCCTCCGCTCTATAACTTTTGAAATGTTACTTCCTGATTCACAGAGGCTGGTTTCACGTCGGTGCATAACACTGACGCCAGAGCCGTCCTCTCCACAGGCTTGGACGGCAGAGCTTGCCGCATAAGGTTTAATGCCGCATTGAGATCGCGGTCAATGCCGTTTCCACAATCGCATGACATCACTCGCCGCTTGAGAGGCATGTCGTGAATCGTTCCGCATTGGCAGCATGTTTTACTGCTTGGGTAGAACCGATTCACGACATGCACGGTTGCACCAGTCATGGCACACTTGTAGTCAAGCTGGCGACGAAATTCGAAGAAACCGCAGTCGGCAATTGCCCTTGCCAGCTTTCTGTTCTTCAGCATTCCACTCACATTCAAATCCTCAATAGACACAATTTTGAACTGCGTTGCCAAGTCCCGCAGGCGCGGATGAAATACTGCTCCTGCGACTTTGTTGGCCTCAGGCGGAGTTTATGAGAACGGAACACCTTAGTTGTCGCCCCTCCCTGGACCATACCACGGGCTGCAAGACCCGTCCCTTTTTTCCAACCGCCACTTCCTGGAAGGGCCACCAATTGAAAATGCCGCAAACTCACCAGCCTTAGCCATACGGATAGCTTCCGGGTGATTCAACTTGAACTCAACAACCCAGGACCCCTTAGGGATATCCTTCTCGCCAATCTTAATTGGAACGGGAGTAATGAACGACTGGGTCAGCTGCACGTCCTCATTAAGGAAGATCGCCTTGTGCCTGTAGCCAGCCTTCTGGCTCTTCATCATGTAGCCGCGAGCAGCTGACCGGACATCATCCTCTGTGTAGTAGTCCCGAAACGGAGAGCGGTCGACCAGATTCGGAACCATGCAGGCGCCATAGACGTAAACGTTCCCCTCAGTATCTTCATGCGACTTCATCAGCTCAACGCGAGAATTGAAACTGCGTAGCATTTGATCGACAATCGGAGTTGATGAATCACCAAACTCAATCCATGTCTTAAAGTCTTCCCAGGACATGTCGACCACAGCACTGATCGGTGACGACCCATTGAACGCATCGTTGTATGCCTGAACCGCAGCATCACGAGTCAGGAACCCGATCATGAATTTGTGTTCATCGAACTTGTCTGGATTGCGAATGTCAGACTGGTCAATCGCAAACACGGTATCGGACTCTGGGTCAGGCCCGATAAACACATCAAGATGATCACCATCAGCGTCAGACTTGGTCTTCAGTATGTATCCGTAGTGGGCTGGCATCACAACCTGCCAGCCATTGCCGCTGCGAACGGTTCCCTTGGGATTCTCGATAACAAACTGCATTCCACGCATCGAGAAGCGGCCCTTGCGGTAATTGCCGGAAGCCTTCTGCTCGGTACTCGGGCTGGTGTCGGTACCCGTCGCCGCTAGACTGATCAGGTTACGCACGCGATTGTTTTGTGGCCGAGCAACCATTGTGGATGTTCTGGCCAGCATCGCCTTTTGGATTCTGCCTAAACGTTCCAGGGAGTCGGACATGTCGGGAAGCCTTACAAGACGAGTAAGCGTAAAGGTGCAGAACGAATTGTTTGAAGTGTTCGATCAGATGATCAAAAAGTATCGGAAATCACTATCCCAGGCAATCACAGAACTAATGGCCGCCGCAGTGAACCGCCCAGACCTTAGCGGTTCACACAAAACCACAAGCCCTCAAGTCGCAGCCACGATCAATAAAGCCGACATCGCTATGGAGAAAATACGAAATGGACTGGAGCGAGGGTGGGGGGAACTCGTCGAAGCGATCAACGACTTAGTGTTCCGGAACCAGATGGCCATATCACATCGACTCATTAAGCAAGCGTCGACAGTTGTAAGGAACACGTACCCGGAAGGACACGCAACCAGAAAGAGGGTCGAGCAACTCATCGACTTATGGGACACGAGGTCGATGAGCCTGGAATGGGGAGCCGCGTCCACATGGCAGTTTGGACCACCAGTGTCTTGTGGTGCATATCTCGTTATACCAGAGAAAGGGGAACTGAGGCTTTCCATAATCAGCGATCGAGACCACCCAGACATCAGCAATGGTGATATCGAATGCCACTTGAGAGTCCAGCACCCCCCGAAGTTGAGCGAGAAGGAGAGGCGGATTGTCAGTTTCTCCCACCCAGAGCCTGACGACCAACAGCCACCGTTTCCGAAGGCTCTTTCGCAGTTGCATCACCCTGAGGAAGGTCAGGTCGGCCAGTATCAGGATCAATTGCCTGGAAGCCAGAGACCATGACCGCCTTAGACCCGTGCGGAGAATCCATCGGGTCCATATCCATCAACACTTCCCGAACCTCGTCCGGAGTGATGGCCGCAGCCTTGAGCATGACCTCGATGATCTTTGCCAGCTGCTCTTCTTTATTGACAACGCAAGGACCAATCTTGACCACGAGACTTTTGTCCGGCTCGAAGTCGCGAGCAAGGTTTTGCGTAAAGTGCTGACTGAAATGTTTCAGGATCGGATCGATAGTCATCTTGCAGAACTGAGTCAGTGCCGAGTCCATCGAAGCCTTGTTCGAACCGTCGGTTAATCCGAGGACGGCGCGAGGGACTCCGTGCGTTGCGAGCGTGATATCCAGCGTCATGTCAAGACTGCCGGTGTAGTCCAATTCTCGCTGACTGTTCTGCTGATAGGAAGTCGCCAGAGTCAGACCGGAATGCACAACCATTGGACGACCGGAATGTTCGGACATCGAATGTTGAGCTGCCAGATTCGCCCATAACTGATGGACCTGGTGCGGCTGCAATCGTTGATCCGTCTGAAACACCATGCCTGGGGGAGCGAAGTTCTTGAACGTGTAATAGAGCCGCCGCAACATCTCCTTCTCGAGCTCGATAGTGGTCGCCGCCGCCTTAATGGACGGAGTTCCGTAGAATCGCCCTTGGCCCTGCCAGTCAAGCGACGGATTCTTGATGTGCATCATGCAGTCACGCGGAATGAAGTGAGAATCGACGCCGGAGCTGATCTCGTACCCGGCAACGAACTCCTTCGGATCGGGAACCACTCGGATCCACTGACTTGGAACTGGCCATAGCTGGACCGGAACGCCAAATCCATTCTTCGCCTTGAACAGATACGAATCACCAGTAAGCAGTCGCCAGCCAACCATGTAGAACCATATGTCCCACATGGCGTCAATGGGATTCATTTCTTCGAGAAGTTCCTGCAGCGGGTGAGTAAAGCTGACGGACTCATACTTAACGCCAGACTTCTTCTTCATTCGCCGCATGACGCGAATGTCCTGCATGGCCACCATCTTGGCAATTGCCCCAATGGCCATGTAGGTGCTTCCCGTGTACTGCCTGGCATAAGTGTTTTTGTCGTCTTCCCAGGGGGCGACAGTCTTCCCGTTGTACTGACCACCAACGGCCATTCTTGGGAACTGCTCTTCAGCAGGATACTCGGACGGAGCCTTGTTCGGGCCAGCTCCGGAGAACGAGATCGTATTCATCGTCGGGATTGAACTCGCCCTAGCGATGATTGATCCCAGATTCGTTAGCGTCATATTTGCTATCCTTAGCGCCAAGTTCCAGTCTCATTCCCTCGAGGCCCTGGTATACTACACCGTTTCCGGCGAGAAAGTCACGAACAGTATTCTTTGTACTGTTCCGGATAGTACTTGAGCATGAATTCTTTCTCGGCGTTAAATATCTTGACGATTAACTCGTCGCTAATTACGGCCCTGTCCTTTACCTTAGAGCTTGATTTGTTTTTGTTAGGCACCATGTCAGAAGCATTCAATTGCCCCTCAAGGATTGTATTCCTCCAAGCCTTTATCCCCCTTTTGAAGTCGCCCCTTAACGACTCCTGCCGACACACGAAAACGAGAGGCCTGTCAGGGACGTAATCGCTAAACAGCACGCTGAAAAGTCCCGGGCAATGCTGCAGGTACTTCACTATGAAATCCTCAAAATTACCAGACCGGCAATTCGCGTCCAACTTGACGGGCGACGAATAAGGGAAATTATCCTGCCAGTTCCTCTTACTTGTCCTCATCGCCCAATAGCTTCTTAACCATTTGTCTGGCCTTCTCACGGTAGTTAAGCAAAACATATTATCCAAGCCAGGGAAGTGCTTGCGTGTCTCGCCGTATCCGGCGTGCCTTCTGTCGAATCCAACGCTTGGCGGAACCTGTTTCGGGCGGCTGCCGAGGGTGGCCACCACGGCAGCCTTAACCCATTGCGAACCGGTTTTTGGCGGCTGCATAACCAGAAGTTTCGCCTTAGGGTATACTAAGGACATAAAGCCTCCCCTCTTCGTGATGTGCCCCGCCCTAGCGATGGCTGTTTCCGGATTCTTCAGCGGTACGCCGATTATTGTCGGCGCCAAGTTCCAGTCTCATTCCCTCGAGGCTTTGCAGCTGGCTTAACGCTGCCAACCGCTCGGCCTTTCGGAGCTCCAGATCCCTCTGAATTATCGACTGCTGCATTTCGAGCTGGAATTCCTGCAGACTAATAGCAGAATCCCGCTCTTCTATTACGATATCGTTCTGCCTTAACGCTTCTCGCGACACACCAAGCTCATCCTGCAGCCGGTCAACGTCTTCGGATAGATCGAGAAGTTCGCGATCCATCCGCTGGGCCTTAGCAGTAAGCAACTTGCATTCAGTCGACTTCTCCTTCAGTTTAGCCTTCGTGGCTGAAACCTCAGAAGAAACCAACGTGAAGAACCACGACCTGACAAAACGCAACATGAAGGCATCTCCCCTGAAATATATGCGACCCGCCCCTGCAAGTCACTACGAGTGTAAACTGCGATGCCAACTGTACGATCAGACGCAGTAACGGCACAGACCAGTCTCAACTTTGCGGGCTGAACTAAATTCTGGTTTTGTCAACAGGAATCGCTTTTCGAGAACGCTTCTGGAGAATAGGATTCGCCGAACAGGCCTTGGAGGGAACCAATAATGCCGAGCGACGACAACCGCAATGATGACGAGCTGGACGCTGACTGCCAGAACGAAGCAGAGATTAAGCTGGATGAAACGATTAAGTGGGTGACGCCGCAAACTCTAAAGCCGCACCCGAAGAATGTCGACATCTATGGAGAAGAGGAAGTCGACATCGCCCTGCTGGAGTCAATCAAGACCGGTGGAATCATCGAGGAGATTCAGGTTACGCCTGAATACGTGATAATCTCCGGGCACCGCAGGACGCTGGCTGCCCTGGAAGCCAAACTGGAATCTGTCCCCGTCAGGATTAGATACGACCTTGACAGCGAAGACAAGATCCTGTGGGCACTGATCGAGGCCAACCGAACCCAGAGGTCTAAGACGCTCGAGCAAAGGGTCCGCGAGATCAAGGAAGTGTCCGATGTCATGATCAGGTTCCGCCTGGAACTGGCAAGCCGGAGCCTACCAACCGACCTTGATGGTATCGCTGGAATCGAAAACATCCGCGACGTCCCGGGGCTTACTGATTATGTCACCAACCCGGAAGAGCTGCAGGATGCAATCAAAATAGCCATAGAATCAGGTGCGAAATCATCACTTGATGTGGCCCTGAAGAATTCCGGGATGGGCGAGACCCTTTACAAGAAAGCCCGCAAGGCCCTCGCTGCCATTGACCTGCTGAAGAGCGAAGGAAGGATTGCTGATGCTGTTAAGCTGAGGACTTCGCTCAATACGCACGGGATCAGCCGATTCGATAAACTGGCAGACCAGCTTCGTGGCGTGAAGAAGATCAAGAAGCATGAAGTGCCATCGAAGATGGTTAGGGATGCGATATTAAAATTCGAGGCGGCAGTTGCCTTCCTGCCAGAGCCAAGTAACGACGTGGCCTCCCGAGCAGGGATCGCTCTTAGTATTATGCGGGCTACGAGAGAAGCTCTGTTGCAACTCTCCAGGGATGGTGAAATCAGTCCGTCTACTGAGAGGATTCGCGATGATGGAAATAGTAATCAGGCAGATGCAGATCAGTGACATTGGGGCCGTTCTGGAGATTGATTCGGAATGCTTCCATGTATCACCAGACCCGGTCATGTTCGAATCCATGATTCGCGAGTTCGGCGGAAGGCCGAGCAGATTGCCGGTTGTTGCTCTGAACGAGGAAGGGGCAATTGTCGGCTACGCCCACTGGTCTTTCGCTGAAGACTCGAAGATGCGCCTCGAGGCCGTTTGCGTCAAGGATGGATATCGCCGACAGGGTGTCGGAAGTTTCCTGATGAAAGTCGTCATGACTCAGCTTCGTCGAGCAAGGAAAATGACGCTCACGTGCCTGATCCATGACGAGAAGCTCGACGTGCTCAACTTCCTGAAGGATCACGGGTTCGTCATGAAGGCCGCAAGCGACAACGTGTATCGAGCGAAATATGTCGTGCCGATGGACAATCTTAGCGATAAGCACATCGCGTCCATCGCAGAAGCGTGCCGAAAACGCCAGAAGGATATCCAATGAGTAGGACGTTAGGGGTAATTCCCGCCAGACTCAATTCTTCGAGATTGCCGGGCAAGCTCCTGATGCGGGTCGGCGGGAAGACCATTCTTCAGCGCACGTATGAGCAGGCAATGCAGGCCGAGTCGCTCGACAGGGTCGTCATTGCGTCCGGCGACCCGGAAATCATCAGGGAGGCGATGAGATTCGGATGCGAGACCGCAGTCTTCACTGATGAATCAAAGGAACCGATTCACAGTGGAACAATGAGAGTCAGATTCGTTTCGCGGATGCCACAGTTCGAGGACTACGACATCTTTGTGAACATCCAGGCCGACGAGCCGGAAGTGAGACCTGGCGACCTTGACCTTCTGGTTGCTAAGATGAAATGCAATGATGCGTTCAACATCCGTACGCTAGTGTCAGACGTTAATGCAGACGAAATCAATTCAAAAAGCGTGGTTAAGGTTTACCAGACTCCACCTGGAAGGCCATTATTCTACCGGCAGGCAGGCGACATAGTGCCGCTAAAGCACATAGGCATTTACGCGTTCAGGAAAATAGCTCTGTACTATTGCCGCTCGGAAGGCCCAGTGGACCTTGAGCAAGAGTTCTTTGGCGGTCAGAATATAGACCTGGTTCAAGTAGAACGAGTGCAAAACGGAATCAACACTGCCGAAGATTTCTCCGAGTTCGAGAAGAGATTTAATGCTGCTGAAGATTTCTCCAGACGCGTAAGAGAGCGCCTCGCCAGACATCTTGACTGGATGACTGCTCCGGAAGTCGGTATTTGAATGCGGGGAAAGGACGAGACGGAATGCACTACTGGATTATGACGGGATTCGCAGGAAGCATATTTGATTTCTTCACAGCGGAGCCGGTTAGCCAAAGCGTTGTGATTTCAACTATGCAACACTTTCAGGGATCGATGGCTTCGCGAAAAGATGAGTTCAGATTCTTCGATTCCCTCGATGACGCAAGGATCGCGCAGAACGCCACGGTTAACCCGGTGGTTGAGAAAGATTCAGCTACTCCTCGCGACTATGTAAGCCGGTGCGTGTCCACCACATGGATGAATAGGATTCGTAAGCGAAGCTCTAAACACATGAAGCTGGAAGACGAGAGTCGTGACCGTGAACGTCGCACATTTGTAGGTGAATACACCGAGCATGTCGCCAGTGGGAATTGTGATGCGGCGTACCTTTATTCTTCGTCGATGAATTGAAGTCATGTCGATTTCCTTGGTCGTCTTGTCGTCTGCGACTTCACGCTACGCCACTGAATATTCGCATACAGCCTTTTGCATTGCAGGTTAACTTTGCTGTCTGAACCAGTACCTAAAGAGATCAGAGACAAAGAGATCATTATCGATCTCTCCTATCTGGCACACCGGAGTTACCACGCTTCTGGCGACGTGGTTCCCGCAGTAATGACTACCGTAGGAAGACTTGAGGACGAGCTGAGGCCAAAGAGCGTCAGCTTCGCCATTGAAGGTGGCCGGGGGCACAGAAATGAACTCTATCCGCTGTACAAAAATCGAGACCCGAAGCCACCGGAACTCGTTAAGCAAATCGACGATCTCATTCGGCACCTGATCATAAACGGATACCAGGTCCTGCGGTCCAACCGCTTCGAAGCGGACGACGTAATGGCCACGATGGCATACAGACTTGGCAGGGACGGAGTGATTGTTACTGCCGACAAAGACATGATGCAGATGATTGGCATCTGCCACATGTACCACCCTTACGACAGAGTGGACGTCACGGCAGCGACAGTGCTTGAGAAGTGGGGAATCCGAACCGACCAGGTTGGCGATCTCCTGGCGATATGGGGCGACAAAGCGGACAATATACCTGGCGTACCGAAAGTCGGGCCAGTCATTGCATCGAAGCTGCTTGGTGAATTCAATGATCTGACCGGAATACTCAAGGAATCGAAGACGACCGAAAGCAAGCTGAAGTACTGGCAGAATATTCGCGATCATGAAGATCAAGCGATTCTCAGTAGGAAGCTGACCCAACTCGTAGTCGACGTACCGATAGAAAAGGTGACAGCATGGCAAAGCTCGTAACGTTCAGAGAGCCGCACAGCACAGGTGGGATCGCGACAGTCCTGATCCCGCAAGAAGATGCCGTTGCCTACCAGAAGGCATGGGCAGTTAAGGAAAACGACTTCCAGTACTTCTCGGACGATGACGCGCTCGGCGACTTCATGTCCGTTCGATTCGCAACTTTCACGGAAGGTGATGATGTTGTCGCAACCGAATCTGACGCCTGCAATGCTGTCGATCCTGAAATGCCTTCGTGCTGCGGGAAGAGACGGGATTAAGCTGGAGTTTGGACGCAGGCGATCAGCAAAAGTCATGAGCCTGCGATACGGACTGGTCGACATGCACGAGAGTAAGGGCGACAGCACGATATTCACCATCAACAAAGCAGGGCTAGACCTGATAACCACAGAGAAGGCAATCGCGTGAACGATATCAGGACAATTCTATTTACACTGAAAGAGAACGGCCCTCTCACTTTGGATGAAATCTGCAGACTCGCAAGGCTAAGGAAGGCCGTTGTTACTAAGATCATCCGAGAGGAACCGTCTCTTGAGAAATCAAGGCAACCAGTGAAGCGAGGGGCCAAGCCAAAGGAAGTGGTATACAGCCTTCGTGAGCGGACTTCGATTGGCGACAAGAACCCAGGCACCCACAGGTAAATTGCAATGGAACACGAGAACTGCATTGGTGAATCAGACGAGTGGTACACGCCGCCATCCATATTCGCCGGGCTGGGCGTCAGGTTCGATCTCGACCCCTGCTCGCCAGGGAAAGATCATTGGGTTCCAGCCGACAAGGTCTACACCAAGAGTGATGACGGTCTGCACAAGGATTGGGGCAAGAGATTTGTGTTCATGAATCCGCCATTCGGTGGAAGAAACGGACACGTGCCGTGGTTGTCGAAGTTCATTAAGCACAGGAACGGGATCGCCATCGTTCGCGCCTACACATCAAGTAAGTGGTGGCACGAGCACGCAGTCCGATGCGACTACATGCTGTTCCCAAGAGGCAAGACAAAGTTTATCCGGCCTGACGGGAGTGTTGGCAAAGCACCCGGTGGTGGAATCGTAATACTTGGCATGGGAGAGATGGCGTATCGGGCAATGATACTTTCTGGCCTTGGTTGGTTCGTTAACAACTGCGGCAGGGAATACGCAATCGAATACATAGGTAATCGAGACAGAACACAATAAGGACATCAACGATGAAAGTAAGCACAGGTACAGTAGTTGCAATCAGCGTCGGGAACGTACACATGTCCGCAAAAGCCAGACCGAACGGGACATGGTGTATTCATGACAAGGACACCCCAAGGAACTGGGATAACTACGAGACCATCGAAGAGGGGATTATTGATATCCTAATGAGGTCAAAACCATGTCAAGCTCGTTACTTGCGTCGATGGTTTTCTTCTACATGGCGGCAGTGGCGTCGTATTTCAGGCTCGTATTTACCGACCTGCCAGAACGAAGCACCTATGTGAAGATTATGGCCTCAACGCTTATTGGTGCCGTAACCATGACAGTGCTGATCCGAAGGGGAAAGTAATGATTAAGACGATTAAGTGTCCTGGCTGCGACAAGCTCATCAGCAAGGACGAGACTACTGCAACCTGCAATGACTGCAGGGGCGTATGGCCGTTGGCGTTCATACACAAGAAGCACCCAGAGTGCGCCGTGATGAGCATTGGTAATCTTCATGATGCAGTCATCAACGCCACGGTCGAAATGACGAAAGCGAATGAAACTGTGGCGTACCTTGAAGCGTGCAGTGTTGTGCTCGAAACCACATCGACACTTATTGCTATGATTGAAGCGAGGGCGCATGCTGAAGCGAAGAAGCGTGCGGGCATGGCCTGATTATTAAGTAACCACAGAAAGGTCAATAATGGTACTATGGTTCACGAGCGATACGCACTTCAATCACAGTAATATCATTCAATATTCCGAGAGGCCATTCAGCGGGATCGGTGAAATGACTGCCGCTCTCGTCAATAACTGGAACGAGATAGTCGGTAAGAATGATATTGTCTATCACCTCGGAGACTTCGCCCTGTCATGGGACAAGAAGCACGCCAAGGCAATAGACAACACGCTGGCTGCCCTGAACGGACAGAAGTGGCTGATTACCGGAAACCACGACAGGGACGAAGTCACGAAGAATCCAAGGTGGGCTAAAGTTACTCCATACCATGAGCTGAAGATCGACCTTGGCGGGGTTCGTAAGCAGCGAATTGTCATGTGTCACTACCCATTCAGGTCGTGGAATCAGATGTCGCAAGGCGCATGGATGCTACACGGACACTCACACGGAAATCTTGACTCTATTGGCGGAAAGATCATGGACGTCGGAGTTGATTGCCATAACTTCAGGCCGATCAGTATTGGATGCATTCGAGAAGCGATGAGCCACAAAGTCCCATACATCTGCGACCATCACGGAAGGGAAACCAGTGACCGTATTCCTACTTGACATGGATGGTGTTATTGCGAACTTCATTGGCGGACTGATTCGGTCGCACAAGTGGCCGATTGAGCATCGCGACTTTGATTCGTGGAACTATCACCGCGAGCTCGGCGTTACTGATGAAGAAATGTGGAAGCCGACACGTGAACCCGGCTGGTGGGAGAGACTTGATCCGTACCCGTGGGCAGGTAAACTGATTGATGAACTGGACGATAAGGGCGAAGTGATCTTCTGTTCGTCGCCAAGCTTGTGTGATTCATGCCCGTCACAGAAGGTTACCTGGCTACGGAATCATGGGTTCATGAGCCTCAACAGCAATGATTATCAGATGGGACCAAGGAAGGAACTCAATGCATTGTCCGGAGCCGTTCTGATCGACGACTCAGACAGCAATGTTGACAAGTACCGTAAAGCAGGCGGCGAAGCGGTACTGTTTCCGCAGCCATGGAACGAAAACCGCAAGCACATGAGTGAACCTGTCAGTTATACACTCAATGAGGTATTTGGATGAACGATGATGCAGAACAAGTTAAATTCAGAACCAGGAAATACGGCGCAGGAACAATAGTAACGGAAGATGAGGGCAAGCTCGCCGAAATACTCAATTCAATCTATTAAGGCGCCTTTGGATGACCGATCCGCTTCCATGTCCTTTCTGTAACTGCCCAGAGATACTATTCGAAAGGTACTACTATGTTTGCCCCTTCATGCGGATGCACCGGACCTTTCGTCTGTGAAGATGAAAAGCCAATGGCCCTTGAACGATGGAACTGGAGGAAATGGACGAATGAGTCATGAGAATAACGAGTACGAGACGCGAGTTCTGGAAGTTGCCGTGCTACCGAAAGGCAATCCTATTTACAGTCAGAAATGCACCCTTGTAGAAATCAAAGATGATGCCGATGGGGAGTTCGTCAAGGTGTCACAACATCGCTACAATGCCGACCCAGAAAAGAGTATCGCCTTCAGTAATGACGAGTGGCCTGCTATTCAAGATGCCATTGTGTCGATGCTGCTCCAGTGTCGAACAGCCGGTAGCAGGAAATCGACAATACTGGACGCCGAACCAAAAGGCACCCCTTTCTCTTTAGGCTCCTGACATGCTTCAGAAGTACATCGATCAATATTCACAGAAAGAAATAAGCATGTATGAAGTTGTTTTCAATAAGAGATTGTTCGGCATGGGCGGCGACGTACTTCTTGAGAGGACTGCCTATTTGCCTGACCGCCCGGTTAAGGGCGAGGTAATCAGATTCGCGGAGCGATCCTGGTCAAGGAAGTCTAAGGTTATCGAGTCTTCGGTTGCCATCAGGGGGCGTCGCTCGTCGTACATTAATGTGGTCCTGAAAGTCAGAGGCGAAACCGTCACTGATGCGATAATGGAAAACTGGGTTCCGGTTATCGGTCCAGCCTTCGCCACGGCAGAGGAAGCTGAAGAGTGTTGCGCCCGCGAGTGCAGCAAATCCTACTGCAAGATCGTCAAGACTCGCGGACAGTACTACGTTGCCAATGCGATTGAGATTGTGGCCCTCAAGGAAATCGAGCGGCTGTTCAAGGTTCCGTGTGAAGTTCTCAACGAAGCGTTAACGGGAGATACGAATGAGTGACTTCAGGCCAATGAGAGCATGGAGCGTTTACTGCGAACTGATTACAGGAAAGGAACCGGTAATTGCCATTGCGAGAAGCCGTGGCAAGGCAACGATAGCCGCACTCGGCTCTGCCAGAGACGCGGGGTACGACGTTTCATGGACGGACTTCCGGGCTGTACGGGCACCGAGGCATGATGCCATTTCCGGGCCACCCTATGAGGAAGCCATCCATTCCATCGAACAAGCCAACGAACTACTCAAGGAAAAGACATGAGCGAAGCGATAATTAAGTGGTTAGTTGAAGTCAGCAACAATGCCAAGGAACTTAGTGAGTCGCATGGCCGTGCCGATTTTGCCAGAATTGACGCCGCCTGCACGAAAGTCATCTCGCAGTTAAGCGGGTTTGAAGTGCCGGGCGAGCTGGTCGTCGGGATGAGCCGAATGGATGAGTTTGCCATGTCGGCCATGCACGCGATGCTTACGAGCGGTGGACACCTGGTATGGGAAGCTGGCGACTTGCAACCCTGCATGACCCGGATCGCGGAGAACGCTGTCTATATCGCACGGACACTTGAGCACAAGCTCGACGAGTAACCGCGCTACGTGGCAACGAAGCTACCTGGCACCAATAAGGAAGAGCAATGACTACGCAGATCAATGTTAAGATCATCGCAGACACGACGTACGGCGGACGGCGTATCACCAGTGTCGAGATGACGTATCCGAGGTTCATTCACTCGGAGATCATGACGCACCGGATGGCGTCGAGGAACGCGGCGTCCAGCAGGGCGATCCCATGGCCAAAGATGATGGCTCGGATTGAGAACGACCCGGTAATCCCGATCAAGTGGGGAGCCGAGCAGAAGGGAATGCAGACCGGCGATGGGATTTCCGCCGAGCTTGCGGTGCTTGCGGAGAAGATTTGGCTCAGGGCGAGGGACAATGCTGTCGAGTCAGCCAAGCAACTGGCCGATATCGGAGTCCACAAGGCGATCGTTAACCGACTGACCGAGCCATTCATGTGGATTAAGGTGATCTACACGGCCACGGAATGGGCCAATCTCTTCCGCCTAAGGCATCATCCGGACGCTGAGATCCACTTCCAGATGCTGGCATCAAAGCTCCATGAAGCAATCAGCGAGTCTGAGCCAAGACAAAGCTACGTCCACGGCCCATTCCTCACCGAAGAAGAGTATGATTACCTCAACGACCTATGGAATACGTCGCTCGACAAGAGAGAGAGCCCGACCTACAGACTCAAGAACGACGAGAAAGGCCGCAAGATCGCCAACAGATCCGCAGCAAGGTGTGCCAGAATCTCTTACTTGACACATGACGGACTCGTAGATGCAGACAAGGATGACGCACTTGTTCAAAGGCTTATGGATGGGTCAGGATTCGGCCACCATAGTCCGTTCGAACACACGTGCTTTGCCGGCCATTGCGACAAAGGCTTCCACGGCCCATACTGGGGATGGGAGTCGTGGCGGAGTATGCAGAGGAACGAGAACCTTCCGGGGCACATTGACGCCCTGACTGACCTTCACAAGCTTGATCTGCCGGAGTGATCGATCATGAAAGCACTTGTATACAAGAATAACGTGCAGACGAGCTCGGAGCACATTAAAGAGCTGTGGCGCTTAGTGGATGAGCTCAAGGAATACAGCCCGAAAGAGCTGTACGAGGAGCTGGTTCAGGCTGTTCAGGAGGTTGAAAGGGCCTGCGTAGCCAAAGAACGGATCATAAAGGGGTCACAGGAAGTAGGGTTTGGCGTCGGCAAAGTCAGGAAAGAACTGGCGTGCGACCGAGTCACGTCAATCATCAGGCAAATCAAATCAGTGAAGGCATGGTGATTATGGGACAATCACGCAATTGGGCTTTGACGCAATCAAGAAAGGCACTCTTCACTGGCTTCTCAACTATGACTTCTCCGAAGCCTATCCGTAGTAATACAGACGTACACAAGCTCAAAACAGACTGTCAAAATAATAGTGCGAGCGTAATTTTCGCATAGCCCCTATTGTGTCACGAACGAAACGCCATTCTGTCGCGCTGAACCATACGAACAAATCGGAGAACTCGACATGGGCGTACTAATCAAGGAAGACGGGTTTATCGAGATTACGCTTAACGGCGTCACTCGGGGGAGGTATTCGTCGGTCGGAGTGCTGGCCGAGCACATGCTTCTCGCCATCCGGGAGATGGACGAGCAGGAAGAGGCGATCGCCATAGCTGGATCCACGCTGGCCGCACTTAACGCTTCGCTCGTCACAGCCAAGGAAAACGCCGATAGGATTGCAAACCAAAGCAGGGACATGCTGCTGCTTGAGTCGCTGGCCCGTATGCGAATCACCGTCAACAGCAATAGAAGCCATAGGGACGCCTACAAAGGGAGCCTTGCCCCATACTGGGTGAGCATGAGAGCGGACATGTACATAGTGGCCAAGGAGTACGCCAGAACACACCCCGGGGAATTCGAGAGGCTGGAGAGGCTCTTCGCGGGAACTCCTGCAGTAGAAGTCTATGCACCAAGGGAAGACTGGCCAAGGTATCTCGAAGCCGACTGCTGGAGCGCATCCATCAATTACGTCCGCTGGCTGGACGGCATCGACAAAGACAAGCGACCGGAATACCCAATCCACTAACGGACTTATCGTAAATGGCAATCTTCATTATTAACCGCCCGGGCGACGTAAGGACGGTCGTAAGCCAGGCATCTAATCACCACAGCCAGTGCGTCGGAAGCCTCCCCAAAGGCACTGTATGGAAAGGGGAAACACTACAGGAAGTCCTATTCCTTTACGCGGACGGCTCTGAGGATGGAGGCCATACCATAACCAGATATCCATTGAGAAGAGGCATATAAATGACCGACCACAAAACGTTCCTGCAGATATACCTGAAGAACGGGTACGCGAGAAAGGAAGTATCGATGCCAATCCTTATCATAGACGAAGAAGACGATGTCGATCTTCAAGGGCACATACGAACAAATCAGCTTTCGCCACACCGAAACTCTCCAGCCGGTAACAAATCGCACTTGAGTAACAAATACGTTATCCGGCCTTTTCCCGTTCCGCCACAACCGCCTGCCAGTTCTGACAAATCGGAAACCCTAAGCCACAATTAAGGCCAAATGGAGCTGTACTGAACAGGATTGCGAGCCGGGAATTGGGAAACTGCAGTATAGATGCAGCCGTACATTTGGTTAGGGCTATGGGGAAGTAGTGTGAGCTGTGGCAGTACAGCCGTACACTAATCTGGGTTGGGATTGTGAAAATATGGTGCGAGGAGAAAGCATGGCAATCAGAAACGCTTCACCGCCTTGTCATTCTGCGGTTCGCCGTGAGCTGATACAAGCGGGGTGGCAGCATGGAGGGACGACGGAAGTCACGTGCGAGGATTGCGAGAAGTCGTGCAACGGCAAACGGGGCTGGTGGCTGAAAACGAGCTACGAATACGACGAATGGAAATGCCTGTGTCGATCGTGCGCTTACGCCGAAATTCACCAGTATGATGATTTCGAAGACTTGAAGCCTGCTGGATAACTGTGAAAATGTAGTGTGAGCTGTGGCAGTACAGCCGTACACTAATCTGGGTTGGGATTGTGAAAATATGGTGCGAGTTGTAT